TTATTGATTACTTTCTTTTGTATTTTCTAATTCATCATCAAGCTCTTGAAGAAGTTTTCTTCTCTTATTTCTTTGTTTAAAAGATTCTATTAAGAGGAGGCCAAAAATAACCATCGCACATAACACCACTACACATTGATAAAAATCTATAACTGAACCTAAATAAAATATATCAACAATAATAAATGCTACACCAAAAATTAAAACTAAAATTGATACTAATATATTTCTTTTTACATCATCATCGTCCATTAAATTTTTCTCCTTATTACCTAATTATGTAGCAAAGGTTTACCATAATTCCAATCCCATAAATTCTGCTTTTGATAACTTAGTGAAATTATCAATCTTAACCTTGAACTTTTTCGCTACCTATTCAATTCAATGGGGGAATGACATTTATATTATAGCATATTTTGTATTGACAAAAATATTAAGTAAATAAAAAAGCCACTCCGAAGAGCAGCTTAACTCTAGAAATTGGATGAAATCCCACAATCATCCCGAATATATTATAGCACAAAAAAAGCGCCCCAGTTAGGAGAGGGACGCTTAGGAGTAAATTTATGAAAAATTATATATTTTTGGGTAAATATAGTATATATCTACTTCCTTAACTAGAACAAAAAGCCCTGTTTAAGGGCAGACGTCATCTTATATAGGTAAGATGAATTCATTCTACTACTTTTTGTATTTGTTTTCAAATAAAAAACACCGTCACTTAGTCAAGAACGATGCTTTAGGAGTTATTTATAACCTTAATGTAAAACGTAAGATTATTATACAATTTACTGCTTTCGTTGTAAAGAAAAACGCCCCGGAGGGCGAAGGATTAAATCAAAATATTTTATTCAGAACCAGTTCCATATTATTATCCAGCCCCATTTCTACAACTTGAATCTGTCTTTTTGTAACTGGAATATCTAACACTTTAAGTAAATAGAATAAAGCAATTGCAATACAGTTAATTACTTCTAAATAAAAATTGATAAAATTCATGATTGTTTCGTTATCAAACTTTGAATAGTCTTCAAGAAATTTTTGAGGAGAAAAATTTGTAGTTGCATTAACATGTACGTTACCAGATAGTTCACTATAACAATCATTCAAAATTTTAATAGTTGATATAATATCAGTATCTTCAAAATAATTTATAGTACCAGAAGTTAATCGATAAACCGCTTGTCCAGTATATAAACTCTTCAATTTTTTTAAAGAGTCTGTACTCCCGTATATTTTATTAGAAATATTTTTCCGATACTCGTAAAATCTCAAAATTGATAATGAAAGTCTAAAAAAGCTCTCAATAGATGACCTAAGTATTTGTTTACTTGAATTTAAATAATTCATATTTAATAAATCAAACGAAATTACTAAAGAATTTTTTAATTCCTTACTAAAATCACCTATCATGGATTTTTTATCAATCCCATCTAATAAATTAAGCAATTCAGAAATTGTATAAAGTTTTATATAAATCTTTTCTAAATTTTTAAATTGATTATCTTCAAATAAAAATTTTCTTTCTTTTACAAAAGTCTTATACTTAAAATAATCTCTTTCATATAAATTAGAAAATTCCACTATCGTTCCCTCGAATTAATTATCTTTCTCCAACCATCAATTGAATTATTTTTTGATTTTTTTGTTAATGAATTTGGATAAATTTCTGAATTAATCTCGTTATCATTTACTTTATCTTTTAAGAATTTTTGAATATTCTTTAATTTTTTTATCTTATTTTTGGTAAATTCTTCTTCATCTTTTTTTGAATCTTTAAAGATATCTTTAACCACTCTAGCATATAACATAGGACGTCCATCAAACAAATAGTCACGATAATTTTCATTCAGATAATTAGTTGTAAAGTCCTTTAATTCACTATTTCTACCAGAATAAAACTTTTTTGTTAATATGATTTCAGCTAAAGGAGCCGTAGAAGCTAATATTGACTCATCTAAATTTACTTCATTTATATTTTGGGAAATAAAATCATCATATTTATTTTTATTATATTGCTTCATGCTCCTCTCCTTCCAATTCATCAATAAATTCTTGTGTAATATCTACAATATTATCCTTGGTACTAATCATATCATACATAAAAGTTGCCATCTTGCCAGTTTTTATTCTTTCTTTTTCTATCAGCTTCTTAGAAAAAACCTTATGATCTGTAAAAGCACCTTCAATATCTTCCCTACCTACTTTTCCTTCTTTAGCCATTGTAAATATTATACCCAACTCTATAATATCACTTTCTTCTAATGCTAAATCGTTTCTCATGGCTGTTCTGAGTAAGTCATAACCTAATGCCGAGTACGCTTCTAATGCAACTGGGACCAAAAAGTAATCACTAGCTAACAATGCTGACTGAGAATAAATGGAATATGTAGCAGGAGTATCAATTAAAATATAATCATATTTCCTATCAAGTTTTCGCTTCAAGAAACTACTCAGAATTCTTTCAGAACCTCTGCTACTTGATTCAAAATTAACTATTTCTAAATCTCCAGGAATCATGTCTAAATGACCGTCACCCTCTGTTTGACTAAATAATCTTATCACTAAATCTTCTACATTATTGTCTGTCGGTGAAGATGCTAAGCCACCCTTTGCTGGTTGTAATATCCCATTAATTGTTTTTGACTCGTCTCTCAATTTAGAGTAGATATTTAAGTTTGAAAACTTAGTGAACATGGATTGAGTTGCGTTAAACTGAGGATCCATATCTACAAGTAAGACTTTTTTCCCAAAATGTGCAGCTAATGTATGTGCAATATTTATACAAAGGGTTGTTTTCCCAACCCCACCCTTCATATTGATAAACGAAATTACCTTACCATTTTCCATAAAAACTCCTATATTTTATACAATTTTATTCCATTATATCAACTATATAACTTAAAAACAATCTCTAATTTTATTTTAATCATTTATTTCATTGACTAATGCTGACTATTATGTTAGTAAGTAACAAAAAGCCCGCCGAAGCGGGGTTATACTTTAGTTTGTTTTTTAATAAAGTGTCTAATTAAAGTAGAAGCTTCAAATAGTGTAGATAATATAAAAGAAATTCCCCCTATCAAAAGAATTTGATTAGACTGCTCAAATTCGCTGAAAGCTAAAACCTCAATACTTAGTATAATAACAACAAGCCAAGTTCCTTCAAATTTCATATTACTACCACCATTTTTTAGTTTTATTAAAAAGTATATCATATTCTGAAAAATAAAAAAAGTAATGACTAAAATCAGAGTTTATTCCTATGATAACTAGTAACTTAACTTATGCTATACTTAAAATAACTAAATTAACTCTATAGGTGGAATTATATATGTTCATTTTTTATGTTTTTGTAGCTGCTTTAATATGGGCCGGAGTGTCATACTGGTTACATAAAAACAAGCCGCTAAAGAATGCTGGTGAAGTGCAGCAGGTATATTTGATTATAACAAGCATAAGTGTGATTATTATAGCGCTAATCATCCTCGTTTTTCTTATTTATATGATGGTATCCAGCAAATCATTAGATAACTTATCCTGGGCTATCATTTGTATATTAGTTATCGCTGTTGCCGCATTGTTCTTCAAAGAAAATAAAATTTAAAAAAGCCTGACCAAAGTCAGGTTTAAGGTAACTTTAAAAAATTTTTTGAAATTTTGCTTGCGTCTTAGATTTATCATAACCAATCTTTTCATAAAATTTGTGAGCCCCAGTTCTTTCAGATCCTGAATTTAATCTCACTCTTTCAGCCACTATTTCTTGCGCTCAATTCTCTGCCGAAAACATTAGAGCTTTACCCACTCCATTCTTTGAGAATCCTTAGAAACTGAAAGCGCAATAATTGCAATGGCACTTATTAATATTGTTTGTTGTCTCATGTTATAACCCTCGTCCACCTCTCATCCATGAGTATTCATTATTTAAGTCTTGATTTTCTTTAAGCGAATTCGCAAGATCAGTTTGTAGCTCATCATTTTCTGCGCGGAGTTCTTCAATTTCAGCATCAGCTTCGACAATCATTTCAGACATTAAATCGGTCATATTTTCGAGCTTGTTAATTTGGTCGTGTTGGTTCTTGATAACTAGGGATGCTGTGATGGCCGTGCCTACTCCAATGGCTCCGGCAATATAGGCCGCTTTGTTACGCTTTATGTGTGCTTTTACCCGGCGCCATTTTGAGAGTTCTGTGGTGTCTTTCATGAGCTTATCGGCTGCTTCGATTTCGGTGATGATAATTTCGTGATCCTGTTTAGGGGCTTCGAGTAATAGTTGATTTTTCATGATGCGATACTCCTATTTTATTTTTGGTATATTGAAAACAATTATAATTTTAATGAATTCTAAGGATAAAACCCTCAGGGATCCAAAAGGCAAGAAATAATAATATCTTGTAATTGTATGATTGTAGCCCTAGGGATATTTAAAGCTGTATTAACAAGGTTAACACTAGTCAAACAAAAAATAATAATCCTGCTCTTTGCTAATAATACACAATTAACGGTACTCATTTAAAACAAAAAGTGTCCTTTTGTTACTTTTAGCGTTAACTTTAGTTTTAAATTATTCATTATTTTAATACGATCTTTCTATGAAACCGTACTCTCTCGGCTTCCAATCTTGGGCGTACCATTTTATTTTATAATAATTATTCTGAAAAATGTCAATCTTCAATATTAAATATTTAATACATTTTTATGTATAGAAAGTATATTTTTAATGTGATCAGATTACATCAGAGTCTTTTTAAGTATGGAGTGTTTTTAACTCTAATATGGTATGAGGATACCTCAAAGTTCCCCCATACACTACGTGATATCGCTATAGCTTTATGCCACAAGTGGCAAAAATGAAAATTTTCGTTGTTGTTATTGAGGTAGTAAAAATATGTTACACCCCTAAAGTTTTGGAAAATTAGGCTTACCCATTGTCTAAACTTTGCTAGTTATTGCCATCACTTTTTTCTGAAACCAATAATATCTTTTACTCTTTTTTCAGTAAAACTACCTGAGGTCGCATTTTACTACTCTAGTCAATCAACCGATTAAATTTGTTATGGGTTTGAGCCATAACTAAAACAAATGGGTCAAAGCCTTTTGCTTTAGGTCAGCGCACTTTTGCGCTCTCCTAATTAGGAAGATACACTTTTGTATTATCCTCAACTATCAGAAATTTAGTAAAGTTCATATCATCCATAAGGGAGTAGTTGAAACTAAAACCTTATATTTACAAACCGAGCTTTATTTTTAATCTTTATTTCTATAAACTGCCTCTAATAAATAACCGTCTAAATCTAAGATGTAACATGAATAATAGTTATCATTCTGACTCTTAGGTTCTCCAATACTTTTCCCACCAATGTTTAGAGCTAATTGATAGAAATCATCAACTTGTTTTTTATCTTGAGCTGAAAAAGCAAAATGAAATCTTTTCGGAATGCCTTGGCCAATCCAAATATAATCTTTTTTATCATAGAATTTCACACCGTTAATATCACTACTAAAACCATTAATTCCTAATGCTGATAAAAGCGGTCTGTAGAATTCCTTTGATCGATTCAAATCTTTTACTGTAATATCAATATGATCTAGCATAGTGATTTCTCCTAACATTCATAAAAATAGTAAAGTCATTATATCATAACCCTCCCCCCTATACTTATACTAGGAAAAGCACACACATAGGTATCAGCTTATGCCACAGACCAATTTTCAAAAGTTTTTTTCTGAGATAGAATCGCTCAACCATAAGGATATTGAGGATAATTGACCCCTAAAAGTTATACCCTAAAAGAGGCAAACCAGCTAAATTTATTTGTGAGATACGCTACCAAAGATCATTAGTGCTAAAACGACGTAAAAAAAGGCAAGAAAGGGAAGTGTTTTTCCCTTTTTTTGCCTATAAACATTATTATATCAATGTTTTAATGTTTTGACCCCCCCTATATAAAAATTTTGAAAAATGGGTTTTCACGCAAGCTGATACCTATGTGTGTGCTTTCCCAGTGAAAAGATAGGGGGGAGGGTTATTAAAAATTATCGTTCATTTTTTTGAAAATCAGGGACATCTTTTACATTTTTTATGGGGATTACATTTTTAGTTTTATTTCCGTAACCAGTCCCATAATAAATTTGTTCCCACTTAGTTTTCCTTGTGTGGCATTTGCTACAACAGAAAGCCAAGTTATCCATGATGGTCTTACCATTCAAGTCAAACTCAACTGGCACGATGTGATCCACTATCTTACCAGTTCTTACTCTGTTATGAGCGTTGCAGTACTGACAAAGGAAGTTATCTCTACGTCTTACTACATCACGTATAGACTTCCATTGCTTGCTCTGGTAGAACTTATTCTGCTCTACTTTAATGTCGCTATACTCACGCTTGCGTTTGTTATAGTCCTTATATCTTTTACTATCATCATTACGATTAGTCCATCGCTCTCTGCTCGCTTGATATGCAGCTTCTTTATCAGCGTGCTTAGTACAATAGTGTAGCGGTCTAATCACCATAGCGTGGCAGTTAAGCTCACGACAACGTCCAGTCATTGGCATTCTATTTTCTCTTTTCTATCTATCAATTCATTCTTCTTTGCTTTCGCTATAATCTCTTTAACTTGCTTAACCGTTGGGTTGGTGTGACGTCTGATCGTTGATTCATTCAGATAACAGCGCCTAGCAACCTCGTCCAGCGTTAAGTCCTCAACATATCTCAAACGAATCAGCTTTAAGTCCTCATCACTCAATGAATCAAACAGCTCTGTCATTGCGTTGAATACAAAGCGTTGCGGTGTGAGGTTGTCTGTGCTGTCTATCCTATCCGTTAAGCGTTTCATCCCGCCCGTAAAATAAAGCCTAATATTGAATTTAACTTCATTCATAATGTCATCCCTCTTAAACAAAAAAGTACCTCCACAATTAGAGATACTTTCCTGAACTTATTATACCACTGCCCATCTCTGGGACTTATGATAGTTCTATTATATCATGCTTTGGCTATAATTTCTTTAGCTTCCTTCATGAGTTTACCTATCTTTGAAGTAATCTGATAAGCGGAAAGTCCTGTCCGTTTTGTAGTCTCTGCAACACTTAATAGTTCAACGTACCTCAAACATAGTAATGCTATGCTGTCAGTATCTGCGGTATCAAATATTTCATCAAGATTATCTAATAGTTTTAGAAGTCTTGGTAAGTTACCTGCTTCAGCTTTTGTATTTTCAATATAAGACTTCCTGCTTTGAGCGCTTAAGTATAATGTTCCTCTAAGATACCACCTTACAACATCTTTAGGTCTTCCCCAATAATATCTGATTGTCATATATTTATCCGTCACGATTCCTTTATAATAACAAGAAAGCCTGATACTTATAGGCTTTCTCAGCTCGAAATTATGGATGATTAAACTCTTATCGGCGTGGAATATAATAGGCAGGATAATTTGTAATCAGTCCCTCCTCAAGCAAATATTCCATCAATTCATGTTGAAATGTAGAACTAATCAACTGAGCCATTCTAAAGTAATAAAAGTTTTTGGCTTCAACTAACGGATGGAGAGCATTACCAACGGATTGATCATAATTGTTTTCTTTCAAATAGTTCACAATCTCAATGGCTTTATTTCGAGCTTCTTCCACTTCTTTACCATAAGCCTTTAATTTCCGTTTTAAAGTATTATCAATTAATCCCTCAATCAATTGAGATTCTGTTGGACTCAAGTATTCTTGCGAGCGATTGGCCTCAGCTCTAATTGAATAACTGGTCTCTTCATTATTCCAGAATTGATGAAGGGCTTCTTTTTGTTTGGTAAGATGTTCCGTCAGTTCATCAAGTAAAACACGAGCATCTCGTTCTTTAGCCATTTGTGCAAGAGTCGCATCAATATCAGGCTGTTGTTTATCGACTTTCATATTCTCAAGTTTTGTGCTTAACTCATTGACTAAGGCTTGTGTTTTTTCAACGGCTTGAACCAGAGGAATTGATTGTGCTTTTAATTCTTTTGTTTTTTCTTCAATATGACGAATGTCCATTATTATTTCTCCTTATGATTAGTTGTTGTAGGTGTAGCTGCAGTATTGATATTTCCTTTTTGATCTGAGATCGCTGTAAATGAACCTGCCACAAAAGCTTCTGTATCCGTAAGCTGAACATCAAAGCGGTCAATCACACGAATTTTTGTCGTATCGGTTTCAAATGCACCAGCACCAATATTTGTTGGAAGCAATGACATGTTTTCACGGTCAAATAAAGTCATGGCTTGTTTAAAGTCGCCATAATAGAGCGGATAAAGCGGGCTGCTTGTTTCTCCACCACTTGGAAGCCAATGGTCACTGATTTCAACGACTCGTTTTCCTTTGATTAAATAGCGATCAGGTTGAACGGGGTCAGGTTGTAACAAATAATTCCCTAACGCATCTTTAACTAAAGTAAGTTGGTTGAGCCCGCTTGTGTTGGTAATTAAAATAGAAGTTGCTTTAATTGCTGGATCGACTGCCGTATTAATCATAGTGATAATATCATCAAAAGTAGAGAGGGCTGGTTTTTTAGGAGCTGCTTGCATGAGTGAGATGATTTCTTTATTACGAGAAACAACGACTTTCTTAGCAATCCAACCCGTCAACCATGACATAATGTTTTCGGCACTATCTTTAAGTAGGGAGTTGGTCGCTGTTGTGATTCCTCCGTAGCGTCCAATCTGATACTTAACAAGTTTAAGATTGGGATCGTCATTGGCTCCAATGGTTTCATCTTCGCTATCTAATTTTGTAAGTGGGGTAATATTTGTCCATTTCTCATAAACACGAGAACCTGAGGCTGTAGTTACATTTTCAACATTGACATATTGTTCCATCACATCATACTGTCGCTTTAAGACATTAATGGAAGTTCTTAAATCTTGGGGAATGGTTAAACCAGCCGCTTCGCCTGATTCATCTTTAGAGGAAGTGACTAGATTTGTGATTTTAGAATCGCCTCTCATTAGGGCTTTGAAATCTGAAATAAAAGATTGATCCGTTTGGTTTTCTCCATTTCCTAAGGGAAGTTGACCACTAGAGCGAAGATGAGCAACTTGCGTCGCTTGTGCCTCGACGACTTGATTTCTAAGTGCATCACAACGGGCTTGAGCATGATCTCTCTTTGCAGTTAAATCTCTTAGAGTTTGAGCTGAGAAATTTTCATTTTTGAGCATTTGATTGATTTTATTATTATAATTTTCAACTTTTTCGCCTGCTTCAATCCACAGCTCATTGAGTGTATTTAGTGTTTGATTCATTGTATTGATTCCTTATTATCTATTGGTAAATATATCTTATCATCGGAACTACAGATAAAGCCTGTAACTCCTTTTGTTCATTGCATTAATTGCTCTTTTTATAAATGAGTTAAAACAACCGCTTTTGTTGGAGACCTTGCTCTCATAATCTTTCCTTTCTTATTCTTCTAATTCAAAGCCAATTAACTCTGCGATATTATCCAAAGCGTTGATATTCATATCAGCCAAATCTTTAGCTGTGATTTCTGTACCGTTTGTGAACCGTGGCACTTCATGGATATCATCTTTAAACATGGAATCATTAAGTAAATATAAGTCTTGAAGCTGTGCTTTAAGTGCAAGCTCTTGCGGTTTGTTTTTACTTCCTGCTGAAAGGCTCATATCATTCAATCCTAGCGCTTTAATCAACCGTTCAATACTATCAGTCAATAGGTCTGAAAAGACTTGTACATCATTGCCTGATATTTCATGAGGAGTAAAGGTCAGTTCTTGAATTTCCTCAATGATTGACTTTACTGTTTCTTGTGGCTCATTATTTTCTTCTTGTTCATGTAATTTAATTATGCTCATTTTTTTCTCCTATTTTTGGGGTGCATTTAATTTAATGGGTGCATTTAGTAATGCACCCCCAACAAATACAGTCATACCAGACCTTAGAACAGTTTTGAAAGCGGTATTTTCATGGGGTGCATTTAATTTGAAAACTTTACTATGTGTCCCTGATAAGCAAGCCCTTTTTATAATTAACACTAACTATTATTTTACTAAGATATAAATGCACCCTTACACCCCTACTATCTATACACCCTTATATAATCTAAGTTTTTAAGGGGTGCATTTGCGGGGTGCATTTAACTTTTGGGTGCATTACTAAATGCACCCTATTTTCTGCCATAACCCCTTTTACCTCTTCGAGTAGTTTTTTGCCATTCTTTCTTATTATTCATTGAGTTCTTGAACTTAGAAACTATCTTAGCAGTTCCTTTCCCCGTCTCGATCCCCATTGCTTCCCAATAGAAATAAGTAGCCGTCACAAACTCTCTTGGTTTGATTTCCCCTCTAAACTCATGTTTAGGTGTTTCCCCAGATTGAAGAATAAAACCAATATAGGCTCTCCGCTCGTGCATTCTTGTATTATTTCCTTGTGCTTTATAGAAATCTGTAGGAATCGGAATTTCAAGGTACTGTTCAAGTAATTCTTCTTGTTCATCAAAATATTCATAATCTGACCGTTCCAAATTGAGTTGCTTTTCTTCCTCCTCTGAGAGTTTAAAGCTGAATCCTTCCTTGTAGTAGTGAACCATCTCACCCCAAACTTGACGAACGGTGGCATCGTCTAAATCAGAAACAGGATGATATTTTTGTAACTCTTTTGAACAATGAACGGGAAGAAATCGCCTTGCCCCTGTTCTGTCTTTTTGATATTCTTCATGGTTAGTTGTTCGAGCAATAACAAAGTTTTTGGCATAATTTTCTACCTTTGTGCCATAGGGCGCCCTGAAAGAAAGCACGGTTTGAGTGATAAACTTCTTTAAATCCGCAAAGGGTATTTTGTTACTGATTGCCATTTCATCATCATTCACAATCAAAGCACGTAACATCATGACTAACTGGTCTTTATCATCAAAATTTTTCATTGAATCTGTGTACCAGCCTTGCCCCATCTTAGTAAGAAAGGTCGTCTTTCCAGAGCCTTGGCCTCCTACCAAATCCAAAACAAAGTCAAACTTATCATGAGGACGATAAACCTTACTGACAGCCCCAACAAAAAACAGTTTGGTCATTCGTTCGGTTAAATCACTTTCTTTCGCCCCCAAATAATCAGGAAATAGACTTCTTGCACGTTTGACCTTATCCCAATTCTTGTAACAGTCTTCCATGAAATCTTGAACAGGATTGTATTTATTTTCGTAAGCAATCTTATTAATCACATTGACTAAAAGCCGACTATCAAATAAAACATCATATTTTTCTTCAAAATGTTCAAGAATAGCCGTAATATAAACCTCTTTTAACCCATCATTCTCAATCTCTACTCCTTTCAACTTGAAAGGGGTTCTGATTTCTATTTCTTGTGTAAAAGAATTAAACACAAATTGATTTTTTAAAATGTTGTCATTTTCTATGGCGATTCTTATGTTTTTTAAAGAATTTACTTTTGGTTTACCATACTGATTGACGGCGAAATTTTCAGCTTCAAATTTAACTTTAACGATTTTATCGCTCTGAGGTGGTTTTTGTTCTGACTTCTTACTCTCTGCTTTTGCTTTTTCTTCCTCGTAGCTGTTAATCATCGTTTGGAAATCATCATCTACACTAGTCACTCAACACCTCCCTTTCTTTTTCATCAAAATATTCATCCGCAAGACCTATAAAATCAGCCAGTAAGCCTTGTTTCTGAGTCCCGTCACAAGTCGCTTCAATTTCTGAAACAGCCCACATCATGAGATATTTATAGTTATAGCCGTGTTTCTTTCCTAAAATAATAAACTTCATCATGTTCTTACTATTCAAGAAGCCCTGATGCATCACGATTTCATCTTTGAATTTCTCGAAGGCATTTTGTCGATAAACTGTAGCGACTTTTTCAGATTCGTCACGCTGCAGCTTATTAAGGAACTTCATAAATTTATTTGATGGATGCGCTGGATGTTTATAATGCACTTTTTTATAGCCTAGTTCTTGATACTTTGAGGTTAAAAAGTTGAAAATCTCCCAATGTTGGCTCACGCTGATATCAATAACTGAATCAAAATGACCGCTAAAACTCATATTATTGGGGACAAGATAAACATATTGATAGAAATCTTCTTTTTCCAAAATCAGTGTCTCTCCTGCCCCTTTCATTAGTTTTTTAGCTACTATTTTGTTTAAACGAATCGTTAGAAACTCCATAATGTCTCCTAATCAATCATCTTATCAAGCCATTCCAAATCGGCACGCCTGTAGCCTGAAACAGCATCATGAATCGAAAAGCCCATTTCTTCTTTTTTAGTGATCCCTGCCGTGCGTTCAGCTTCATCAGTTGGGATAAAATAGCCTAATCCGTCAATCGTACCAATGGCACAACGTTTCTTTTGTAAGCTAGAAATACGACTTTGTAGGGTTCTCAAATCAATATTCAAGGATTGAGCCAACACTTCGCCTCTAATTGCTCTATCAATCCCCTTATGGTCTGCCAGCATTTTAATAATGTTTTGATCTAATTTCTGTAAATCAGTTATCTTCATTCATATACCCCCAAATTCTAGTAATGGTTTCTAAAAATTGCTCATAGCTTGCTCTCTGTCTAGCTTCGCTAATCAAGGCAAACATTAAAACAGTAATAGCTTCGCTGCTTGTATCGCTGATAAGATACTCTAAATTGTCCTTATTACTTTTATTTTCAAGGACATCAATCGTAATTTTCATGGTTTATTTTCCTTTATTTGTACTTTCGTAACAGCTAATTGCTTGCCTAAAAACGGTACTGGTTGCCTGCATGTAAAGGGCCATGCTAAAATGTAGGAAACGGGCCATTGAAAATGTAGGTTAACTTTAAAATTGTGATAGGCTTTTCCTTATGAGAAAAGACATCCTAGAAAGTATAACCGAACATCTTATGACTGGAATTAAACCTAATTTCGCTGATATTGCCAGACGCTATAATTGTGACTATCGGACGGTCAAACGTTATTATGACCTCGGAAAAGAAAAGACCCTTGAAGAAGCTTCAAAACGAAGGGTCCCACCGTCACTTATTGAGAACTATAAATCAATCATTGAAGATAAACTCAAGCTTGGCTGCTCTGTGCGCTCAATTTACTACTTCATCCAACTAAAAGGCTATCAAGGCTCATATACGACCGTCAAACGCTATGCCAGATTGATTCGAGAATCCTGCAAACATAAAGCAACGATTCGAATTGAAACAACGCCTGGACTTTCTGCTCAAGTCGACTGGAAAGAAAATTTAAAACTGATCTCACGCAATGGTGAAGTGTTTACGATTAATATCTTTCTGTATATTCTTGGCTACTCTCGGATGAAGTATCTTCAATTGACCGTCGACCGTCTCCAACCCACACTCTTTGAGTGTCTCAATCACGCTTTTGAGAAATTCGGAGGTGTCCCTGAAGAAATTTGGTTTGACAATATGAAAACAGTGGTGGACCATTCTAAAAGTCAATTCTCAAATGTTGTTTTCAATGAACGATTCAGGCAGTATGCAAAAGATGCTGGATTTAAACCCATTGCTTGTCGGCCATTCAGACCTCAAACCAAAGGTAAAGTAGAAGCGCTTGCGAGAACTGTTGACCGCCTGCTTGTCTTTAACAATGAGTTTGAAGACCTTGAAGAATTACAAGCACTGGTCCAACAATTGATGGAAGATTTGAATCATAAAGAAATCTCTCAAGCGATTGGAACCTCACCTTCTGAACGTCTTGACCAAGAGGCGTTGAATCTCAAGGCTTTTGATTTAGAGCTTCTCAAAGTTTATAGTCAATTGAGTGTTCCTTTGACTCGAAAAGTCTCTAAAGAGGCACTTGTGATCTTTGAAGGGCGTAAATATTCAGTGCCGGTTAAATATATTGGACAGACCGTAACCTGTGAAAAAGAACAAGAGGACCTTAAAGTCTATTGTGACCAACGCTTGATTGCTCGTCATCCTTTAAGCGACCGTCCCTTTAATTATCGCCGTGAAGATTACGTTGAAATTCTTAAATCAGATGTCTTCAAACATCTTGAAGAAGACGAACTAGAGGCTTATGTGGATGAGAATCTTCAAGCCTACGATTTATTGTGAAGGGAGCGCTTATGACAACTTATCATCAATTACTCAACCAATTGGACCATTTAAAACTCGATCGTGTGCGTCAGCTCTTACCAGAGTTCTTAGATGAGCATGCGGATATTTCCTTAGTAGAGGGCCTTCATGAACTCTTGAGTGAAGAACTTCGTGAACGAGAAGCGCTCCTTCAGGAAAGACGATTAAAAAAAGCCCATCTGCCTTATGAAAAGCGTGTGATGGACTTTGATTTTCAGTTTCAACCGAAAATTAATAAAGCAGAGATTTTAGATTTACATACCTTACGTTTTTTAGATAAGCATGAGAATCTTCTCTTCATTGGCAATAGTGGCGTAGGTAAGACACATTTAGCTATTTCTATCACTTTAGAAGCCCTAGAGAAAGGTTATAGCTCTTACTTTTGTATGAGTACTGAATTAGTGGACCGTTTATTAAGAGCCAATCAAAAAGGAACTTTAGAGCGAGTATTAAAACAGTATGCCAATTATGATGTACTTGTTATTGATGAAGTGGGTTATCTGCCCTTTTCAAGAGATGGAGCGAGTCTTCTCTTTCAACTGATTAATATGAGATATGAAAAGAAATCCACGTTGATTACTACGAATATCCCACTTTCTCAATGGTCTGAGTTTCTTCAAGATAAGAAATTAACGAATGCTTTATTGGACCGCTTGGTTCATCATTCTAAAGTCATTTCTATTACTGGAAAATCTTATAGAATGAAAGACTATAGTGAGAAGAAAACCAAAACCCCAAAAAGTAAATAAAGTGATGGGCCCAAAACCAACAATTTGGGTGGCCCATTTCCTACATTTTCAATGACCCAAAACCAACATTTTTAGATGGCCCTTGACACCTGCATAAGGCTTCCTTTACTCCACTTGGTAAGATTATGCCTGTACTTGCTTCAAACTGCTGTATTAAGTCGTATTTGACCGCTCGTGCATTGCAAATTAACTTAAATGCGTGTTTCCCTACTGGTCGGAAACCTTGGCCAATTTTTCTAACTTCGGTATAACCTTGATATTTTTCTATCATTGACCACCTCTACTCTGCCAATTGATCCATGAGTTGCTCAAGTTGTTTTTTTGAGACCCAAACCGTTTTATCTCCTTCTTCAAGGATAACTTCACGAAGTCCAGCAACAACCAGCTTCTTATAATAAGCTTCATTAATTGAGAGTTCACGTTTTAAATCAGCTTTTTTCTTATATGGAAACTCACGACTTTGTTCAACTCTTGCTTCAACTAACTTATCAACATGGCTTAATACTGATTGAGTCAGCTCATGCTCTGCTTCAATTGATAAAATACTCATGCCATGCCTCCATTCTTACGTTTAGAAATAACTTCCATAACTGCATAAGTGAGTTTATCTTCACTAATTCCTAGTTCATGAGAAAGTTCTAAAACATCTTCGGAACTGATAATATCAAATGCTGTCATTGCCTTGTGCTTGGTTTTCCTACGTTGTCTTTCATGGCGAATACCACGATTAAACGCAACATCATACAGGTACTCGTAAACAAAAACACGCATCCAGTCTTGCCAATTTTCTTTATTTGCGTTGTGATAGTCCATCAAGATAATTTTTTCCTCAATGATGTCAGCTAATTGCATAACGCCTTCTGTAACGCATCCCTTATAATCTGTTTGTTTGATTTCTTGCTTAATGCGATAGCGTTCAGCAATAGCTTGAGAAATTTTCATTTTAAAAGGATTTCCCTTTTTGATATAAAGTATTCTGGATATCCGTTCACCTTTTATATCAAAAGAAAGTAATGTGCCGTCATTGCTGGGATAGGCATTTAAATCAAATGTTTTAAATTTCATGTCTTACCCCTTAATCATTTCTACTTGAATGTCATTTTCTAAAGTTGTGAAAGTCACTACTGATTGACCGTCAAACAAGCGATAAACATACTCGTTAAGTTGGATAAAATGGCGGGCCTTGGCTTTTAACAAGTCCATGAGTTCAAATGCGATTGAATCGTCTAGGATATAAGTTTCTTTGTTTACTGATTTATTCATCTTGTGTAACCTCTCTTTTTAGTGTAAAATAGAGAGTAGAAAAGCTTTATTTAGCTGCTCTACTCATATTGATTAAAATCCCGCCGGTCGCCAAACTTTTGGGATTTTTTTTCGTCATTTTTCAATTATTTTTACTATTTCCTCGTTTTATACTAGTTTATCGAGAATTGTGATCATTTATCTTGGTTCTCGGTTCTGCGCACGGCAAATGCTATTTTTATGTTAGGGCATGCAGTTTATAGCCATTTCTTGGGCTCTGAAGTCATTTACCAATACTTGTCTCGGGGTTAACGCGACATACCCACGTTTAGCAAAAGTTTTCCGATTGCCTACGTTCATTCTTGGTTAGTGACTAATTGTTATTAATTTCTTGTGTATCATTAGCAAGCCATTCGAGAACTCTTATATAAACTGACTGCTTTATTTTACATTCCCCAGACTCAAGTTTTTTTAGAGTGTGAGTTCCAATTTTTAAAAGAGTACAAAGTTTTTTACGTGTAAGATTTAAATCTGATCGCTTATATCTTAATTGTTGGCTTCGTTTAGCTGTCCATACTTTCAAAATATCCTCCTTACAATCAGCAAATTAATTGCTGTAAATTTATAATACAGAAAATATTTTTCTTTGTCAAGCATAAACAGCATTTTTTTTGCTGTTTATGTTATAATATTTTCAAAAGGAGGTTTTTATATGAGTTCTACTGGAGAAAGAATAAAAGATGCACGAAAGAAAAAAGGGCTAACTATGGATAAGTTGGCCCATTTAATGGGTGTAAAATCTCAGCGTACGATTGTAAATTGGGAAAATGGTACAACAGAACCCAAAAGAAAAATTATAAAAAAACTCTCTGAAGTGCTAGAGGTAGATGAGGCATATTTATTAGGAACGCAAAAAGAACCTAAAATTATAAGTTTGAAAGAGCTGTCTGACTTGTTAAATCCGAGTAGTAACACCCCCAAAGCACAATATCATAGACTAATTGAAGCACAGCAGAAATCATTTACCGATGAAGATTACCTAGGAAATGTATATTTAAATATGCTTTTTAACAAAGGGATTCTAACTGATAATGACAAAAATGAAATAATAGATTATCTTGTCTTTAAAAATGGCTTAACTAAAGATCAATGGTCTTATGACACGATTGATTTCATAATTAACAATAAAAAAAATAATAAATAATTATTTTTTAGCCAGAATAGCAGTTCATACAACCACTACAGCTATCTGAATTTCAATAATTAAATAATTTCATGATTTTCCATTATGCGCACGGCAAATGCAAAGAGGAGAATCAACATGAACAAGCTAAATATAAAAGAATACAAAACAAAAGGCGGAGAGGTGCGTTATATTCTCCGTGGCGCTTATATCGGTACTGATGTGCTTACAGGTAAACAAGTGCGAACTGATGTAAGAGGACGCACAAAAAAAGACGTTAAAAGTAAAGTTCAGCGTCTGCAGAATGATTTTATTAAAAATGGATGCATGAAAAAAGAAAAGCAGCTAAAGACTTTTGATGAGGTTGCTGAATCGTGGTTTGATATGTATCAGCATACAGTCAAAAGCCATTCAATAGAGATAATGCGGTCTAATCTAAACAGATATATTTTGCCAGCTTTTGGAAATGCTAAAATTGATAGACTAACAACTTCTCAAATTCAGCTACAAGTCAATCGCTGGGCTAAAAATGCAGGTCAACCACTTAATGGAGCAATGAGAAGAAATAAAGGCAATGCCAAAGGCTATAAACTTCTTCTCAACGTGACCAATAGGATATTTAAATATGCGATTTCTATGGGGCTAGTAAGCTCTAACCCATGCCTAACTGTTATTGTTCCTAATGTTAAAATGGAAACCACAGAACGTGAAGTAAAGCATTTCAACAAAGAACAGTTGCAAGCCTATTTTGATTATATGGAGAGTTTGCCAAATACTTGGGTAAATAATGAGCTAAGAGCCATTTGTCGCTTACTAACAGCCTCAGGTCTTCGTATTGGAGAGGCTACCGCTTTATCATGGTCTGATATTGACTTTGAAAAGCAGACAATTTCTGTCAGTAAAACTACTACAGGACATCAAACAATACAAGATACACCGAAAACAGAGCATAGCAAGCGAGTGGTTATCATCGACAGCAAGGCAATATCACACTTGCAACGTTGGCATTTATATCAAAAGTCATACTTTTTAAAGCTTGGCCAACCTAATCAATCACTTATTTTTCCTACAAATCAAGGTAAAATACTCGATTATCAACGACTTAGAAAATCACTACAGGCTACTTTTAAAGCTACTAAACTTCATGATATTGGATTTCATGGCTTTCGACATTCTCATGCATCATTATTATTGAATGCTGGAGTATCATATAAGGAAATTCAAACAAGATTAGGACACGCAAGTATAAAAATGACTATGGATATTTATAGTCATTTAGAAAAAGAAAAAGAGTCTGAGGCTGTAGAACTTTTCGCCAAATATGCTAATTTTTAGAGCTAACGTTAGTAAAAACGTAGGTAATTGTATTTTAAATGAAAATAAAAAAAGCTCTAAACCCTGTTAGATAGGGCTTAGAGCTATATTTTCTCTTAATAAGAAATTACATCATTTTGTTGTAGAATTCAACGATCAATGCTTCATTGATTTCTGGGTTGATTTCATCACGTTCAGGAAGACGAACAAGAGTTCCTTCAAGTTTATCAGCATCAAATGATACGAAGTTAGCGCGACCTTTAGTAGCTTCAACAGCTTCAAGGATTGCAGGAACTTTCATAGATTTTTCACGAACTGAGATCACTTGACCAGGTTGTACGCGGAATGATGGGATATCAACGCGTTTTCCGTCAACAAGGATATGTCCGTGGTTTACGAATTGACGTGCTTGACGACGAGTAGTCGCAAGACCAAGACGGAAAACTACGTTATCAAGACGTTGTTCAAGCAAAGTCATGAAGTTGAAACCAACAGTTCCTTCTTTAACTTTAGTTGCAGCAATGTACAAGTTACGGAATTGACGTTCAGAAAGACCGTATGAAAAACGAAGTTTTTGTTTTTCAGCCAATTGAAGACCGTATTCAGAAAGTTTTGAACGGTTGTTTGGACCGTGTTGTCCAGGTACGTAGTTACGACGAGCGATTTCTTTACCAGAACCAGAAAGTGAGATACCGTAACGGCGTGATTGTTTCCATGATGGACCAGTGTAACGTGACATAATTTATGTCCTCCAAATATTTTATTTGAAGAATATTGACAGCCTCGAATTCGTTCATTTTACCTTCGCTTATAGCTTCAGTTACTTGACACAAGGAGTATAATAGCTTACGCTCCCTGACATAACAGCAAAATGTTGACGAGCTTTCTAGCTGACTGCTATATTCAACTTTTCTATTATACCAAAAATCCTTATTTTGTCAATATTTTTCACATTAGAACAAGTGATTTAAATAAAAAAACTCATCTGCAAGAGATGAGTTAGAAAATCAAGAGATTAGGATTCAATTTTAAGTAATTTAAAATTCCTAAACAAAAATTATTTTTCTTCTTTTTTAGCTTCTGGTTTTGGTGCAGTTCTTACGCCTACTGCGTTGAAATGTTTTTTACCGTTACGTTTACCAAATTTATGTGATTTATATGCCAT